ATAGTATTTTAAGTTTCTACAACTCAGCAAGTACAAGTGAAAACTTTGCATTGATTGACGGTGAGGGCGAACCACTAGCAGCACTAGGTATTGCCGAAGGTTCATATCTTGCTCCAAAACTACAAGTAAGCAAGCATACAAACGTTCCGCTTTACAAAAGAACAGATCAAGCTGCAACTGTAAAAGGGTATCCAACAGGTAGTTTATGGGTTAAAACTACAACACCAAACTTAGGTGCTAGCTGGAAAGTTAAAAAGTTTAACGGTGACACAGAGATTTGGGATGCAATCGATGCACCACTCTATGCAACTAATCATGCAGCAATATACGATTTGGATGCTGCTGGTGCCGGCGCAAATCTTGCAGCAGGTGATGTGTATGTACAAACAAATGCAGATGAAAGTTCAAACCCATTAGGACGCTTCAAAATCTTTTCAAGAGCTTCAAGCGGTCCAACTACTGTAACTAGTGGTAAGATTGCAGCAGGTGCAACATGGGCAGCAGCTACATATAGTATTACAATATCAGAATCTTTACTTGGCCAAGCAGCAATGAGTGGCAATAAGGTTGCAAGTTTCACACTGTCAGGCGGTGAAACAGCAGCAGTTATTGCAGACGCATTTGTTGAAGCAATCAATAATGCAGGATTTACAAATGTTACAGCAAGTAGAGATAGTCAGTTTAGAGTAAGTATTACTCACAAGCTAGGCGGCGAAATGAGATTTACAGACACAAGCAGTGCAATGACTAAAGCTGGATTTAGCGGATATGATGTTGATGCACTTACAGGTACTGTAAACCTTTATGATGCACCAGCAGATGCAGTTGAAGACTATGTTGGATCGCTTTGGAAACCACTAACTTATACAGCAAGTGATGACGCACCTACTGCATTAGCAGCAGATGGCGCACTATGGTATAGTAGTGTTGTTGATGAAGTTGATTTACTTGTACACGATGGTAACAAATGGGTAGGCTTATTGCACCCAGATTCACCATACTACGATGCAGACAGTTCATTGGCACCAGACCCAGAAGGTCCTATTGTAAGTGCAACAGAGCCAGAAAACGGAGATCGTTCAGATGGCGGAAACCTAGTAACTGGTGATATTTGGATTAATACAAGTGATTTAGAAAACTATCCAACAGTGTACAGATATAATGCTACACTAACACAATGGATACTACTAGATAGCACAGACCAAACAACCGAAAATGGTGTACTATTTGCTGATGCACGTTGGAGTGATGCAGGTGCTAATGCTACTGAAGCAACTATTATTGATTTGTTAACAAGTGATTATGTTGATCCAGATGCTCCGGACCCAGCACTATATCCAAAAGGCATGTTGCTATGGAACTTGCGTAGAAGCGGCTTCAATGTTAAGCGTTTTGAGCGTAACTATATTGACTTAACTGGCAGAAACGATCGTTTCGGCGACGAATCAATGGCAGCATACTATCCACACCGTTGGGTAACTGAATCAGCTAACAATACAGATGGTAGCGGATCATTTGGACGTAACGCACAACGTAAAGTTGTAGTACAAGGTTTACAAGCAATGGTCAACAGTAACTCAGACATTCGAGACGATGAGTCTAGATTGTTTAACTTGATTGCTTGCCCAGGTTATCCTGAACTAATAGGTGAAATGATTAGCTTAAACTATGATAGAGGATTAACAGCGTTTGTTGTAGGTGATACACCTTTCCGTTTAACATCTGATGCAACAAGTTTAAGCGAATGGGCAACTAACCAAGCACTTGCTCCAGAAGATAACGACGACGGCTTAGTAAGTAGAGATGAATACTTAGGTGTTTACTATCCAGCAGGATTTACAAGTGATAACTTTGGTAACAACATTGTTGTTCCACCAAGTCATATGGTACTACGCACATTTGCACTGAACGATCAGGTTGCTTATCCTTGGTTCGCACCAGCAGGTACAAGACGCGGTGGTGTTACTAACGCAACTGCAACTGGTTATATCAACAGCGAAGGCGAGTTTGTAAGTGTTGCTCTTAATGAAGGACAGCGCGATACATTGTACCAAAATAATGTTAACCCGATAACATTCTTAACAGGTGCAGGACTGGTTGTCTTTGGACAAAAAACTCGTGCAAGAAATGCAAGTGCACTAGATCGTGTAAATGTAGCAAGACTTACTGTATATCTACGCAGTCAGCTAAATCAACTTGCAAAACCATACCTATTTGAACCAAATGATAAAATCACACGTGATGAAATCAAACAACAAGTAGAAAGTTTAATGGTTGAACTGGTTGGTTTACGAGCACTATACGACTTCTTGGTAGTGTGTGACGAATCAAACAACACACCTGCAAGAATCGACAGAAACGAACTGTACGTTGATATTGCAATAGAACCAGTAAAAGCAGTAGAGTTTATTTACATACCACTACGTATTAAAAACACAGGTGAGATAGCAGGTCTATAAAATCTGAGGGGTCAAGGAAACTTGGCCCCAATATGATAAATACTTGTGTATAAGGAGAAATAATAGATGGCAATCTCAACTCTACTAAATTTAACAGTACCATTAGCAAATGACACAAGCGCAAGCGGTCAAGGTTTGCTAATGCCAAAACTACAGTATCGCTTCCGTGTTACACTGGAAAACTTTGGTGTATCAAGCGAAACTCAAGAACTTACAAAACAGGTAATCGACGCAACTCGTCCAAACATTCAGTTTGATCAAATCGAACTACCAGTTTACAACAGTAAAATCTACCTAGCAGGCAAACACACATGGCAAGCTGTAAGTTTAACATTACGTGACGATGTAAACGGAAACGTAAGTAAACTAGTCGGCGAGCAACTACAAAAGCAGTTTAACTTTTTTGAACAGTCAAGTGCTGCATCAGGTTTAGATTATAAGTTTACACAAAAAATAGAAATACTAGACGGCGGTAACGGTGTTAACACACCTACAGTATTAGAAACTTGGGAACTATATGGTTGCTACTTAACACAAGTAGACTATGGTAGCTTGAGCTACTCAACAAATGATCCTGCAACAGTTTCACTATCAATCCAATACGACAACGCAGTACAAACACCAATCGGCGATGGCGTTGGCTCAACCGTGACACGTAACGTAAGCACTTCTGCTACAGGCGGCGGCAACTAATAAAGGTAAAGAGATTGTCTAAGTTTAAGGTGTCCTTTGGGCACCTTATTCTTTATGTACGCACTTATAAGGATTGATAAATACTGTATGGTCACTACTAACTTTAAATATTATGATAATCTAGCGGGCGAAAAGATATTGCTGAGAGACTATGCTCATGCGTCTGCATTGTTTAGACGCAATGATTATAGACTTATGCCTAAGTCTAAGTTTTTGTATCATGTCAATATCAATATTAATCAAACTGCATTAAGCAGTTTAGGAACCAGAGTGGCTAATGTTTTAAAAGGTAAAGAGTTTAACCTATTAACTACCCAAGCCGATTTACCTTCTTTCAATCTTAGTGTTGATACAAAAAATCAATACAATAGGAAAAAACTTATTCAAACTAGAATAGATTATGATCCTATAAATATTTCATTTCATGATGATAACGCTGGATTAACCACACTATTATGGGAAGCATATTTTAGATACTATTATCAAGATGCTAACTACAGAAACGAGTTTACCACTGCATATAATGATACTTCATTATACAAACAAAGTACTTTTAACTATTATAGATATGGATTAGACAAAGAAGGTGCTACAACAGCAGCAGGATATAAAATTCCGTTTTTTGACACTATAAAAATATACCAACTTCATCCACAATATGGTAAAAGTAAATACACTGAATATATATTAGTAAATCCATTAATACAAAACTGGCAGCATGATAACGTTGATTATGGTGATACTAGCGGTTTAACAAGCAGTACAATGAGAATAGCATACGAAACTGTTTTGTACAATAGAGACGAAACAGATGAAGATAATCCTGGCATGTTTGCAACAGCAGAGCATTATGATATTAGAAAAAGCACACTACGTACAGGAGATACTGCATCGAGTGTTAGTGTAGATCTAAATGAAACTTTTGGCGAATGGTTTAGTGATATTGTTAGCGATATAGTATTTAGAGATTCACAAGTGGAAGGATTAGCAGGACTTCAAGCAAATGAAGCCGAAACTGCTCCAGAGGAAGGTGACCTAGTATCTACTGCAACTAGCAGTGTAAATACTGACATAGGAAGCACCGGAGTTACTTTTATTACAAGTAACAACAGCAACGATAATGTAACCAAAGCAGAAGGATCAACACAGGTTGATTACG